ACTGCTAATAATGAAATTGATACCTCATCAGGTAACTTAATCATTGACTCTGCTGGTGGTACAACAACGATTGATGATAACCTAGTTGTAAGTGGAACATTTACTGCTGGTGCAAACATTGGTGGTAATATTCGCATAGGTGTTACAGATGCGAATGAAATAGATACATCCACAGGAAATTTAGTCTTAGATTCTGCGGGTGGTTTAGTTCAAGTTACTGATAATTTGGCAGTCACAGGTGCAATTACATCTTCAGATTTAACGAGTGGCAATATTAGAATTGGTGTCACAGGAGATAATGAGATTGATACATCTTCAGGTGGATTAACACTTGACTCAGCTGGTGGCACAATCACAGTTGACGATAATTTAACAGTCACAGGAAACTTATCATTAACAGGTAATTTCAATGGATCAAGTGTTACATTTAGTGGAAATATATCTGCAGCTGGTGGAACATTTGGTAATGTCACAGTTGGTGTTTCTGACGATCAAACAATCACAACATCATCTGGTAAGTTAGTATTGGATGCTGCTACAAATGAAGTGGAGATTAATGCTGACATAGATCACAATGGAGCATTAAATACATCTGGTAATTTGGTATGTGCAGGTAGTGGAACATTCTCAGGAGATGTGATTGCGTTCAGTTCTTCAGATATAAATCTCAAGAAAGATATTACACCGATTGATAATGCTCTTGATATGATTAACAGAATAAGTGGTAATACATTTACATGGAATACAAGTATTCTTGATCTTACTCCTTATGAAAATGGCACTAAAGATACTGGTATTCTTGCACAGGAGGTTGAGGCACTTGGACTACCCGGCCTTACAACCACAAGAGGTGATGGTGTAAAAGCAGTTCGTTATGATAGATTGATACCCGTTCTAATTGAAGCAATCAAAGAACTTAAATCAAAAGTAGAGGATCTTCAAAAATGACCTTACAATCATCAGGACAAATCACACTTGGTGATATAGCAAATGAATTTGGTTATACAAATGGCTCTAGTACAAGATTAGGGTCATATCGTACAACAAACGGACAGGGTAATTTTCCATTATCATTGGGATCATTATCCTATAGTTCGATAGATGGTGGTGGTGCAGTTCCCACATCAGGACAA